TTGTCGGACGCACTCTTCTTGAACTCGACTTTGTCGGGGAAATCCCAGCCGTACACCAAGGCGTGATAATGCGGCCGCCAAGTGTCCTCGCCATATTCGCCACAGGCGAAATAACGAATTTTCTCCGGCACTGCATCGCGCAGCTTCCGGAAAAACTTCTTCAACTGGACAGGATCGAGACTCCCGCCACGCGGGATATTCTCGTCCGAGTAAGTTAGGGTGATGAAGCATTTGCGATCATGATATTGCGCCTCATGCATACAGCGCGCCGCCCACGCGCGGCGACGATCGATGCGACAGCCGATGCACTGCCCACAGGCAACGGTCTGCCGCAGATCGACAAACCCCTTACGGGGGACTTCCAGCGGATGAAAGCAGCTCACCCATCACAGGCGGATGCCGCCCCGCATCGGATTGCTGTTCAGATTGAACTTGTGCGTCCTCGACGCGTGTTTGGTGAAATTGCGGCGGCTTGCCGCGCCGCTCATCTTGAAACGTTTCATAACGAACCCCCAATAAAATTGTGATTAATATGACCAAAACAACTTCTTGAAGCACAGGAATCATAGACCCTCCGGAAAAATCCGTCCAGTTGGCCAATACACATCAAGTATATGTATTGGCCTAGCCTGCCGGCGTACCTTGGGGAGCTGCGCCCCCCTCACCCCCCGCAGACCCCGTGAGAACCACGGGAACTGGGGTAGGAGACGCGCCAGCCGAAGGCTGGCTACCTACCCCTTGGGAATCCTGCCGAAGCGTTGCAAGGCCCATTTCGACAAGCGCAGGGCCATTCTGAGGATTCTCGACGAATTCCAGAAACTCGGCAGGGGAATGATGGAACCGAGAACGGATAGCGGAGGGCAACTCCGCAAAAAGAGACTTAGCGCCGGAGACCAGCAGCTGCGCCTCCTGAAAGTCGACTCCAGTGCAGTCGACGAACTGCGCCATAGCGCGATTGAGATGCTCGGGAAGAATCCCTGCGCCGAGATATCGAGCCATGATGCGATTAACGTCGCACTCGTCCTTGAAGGACTGCTTGGTGCGACCATCGCCATCAAACGATATCGAAACCCGCATACGCGGGGAAAACTTATGACGATAAGGAAGCTTTGACATAATTACATCCTAGTTAGGTAACGCAAAAAGAAAAAAAATAATAGAAAGGTTGTGCACGCACGAACCGAAAGTCAAAAGCAAAACCGTCTACCAGAGAGGAAACGGCATTAACGGGGCCAGTACCACTTCGGGACCGGATCGGTCATACCATCGCCCGGGAAACGCCCCTCAACGCGATCGCGAAGATCACGCTCACGCTTGTAAGAACGCAAATCACGAACCATAGGACGAGACTCCTCCGTCGCAATACGTCCAGCAGAAGAACCAGTCAGGCCGCGGAGCTTGTCCTCAAGCCAACCCGCGCCCTCCTGCACACCACGCTGCAAAATATCCAACTCCCCGCCCTGGTTATTAGGCGACGCCCTCGTCGCATCACCAGGAGAACCCTCCGCGAATTGCTCCATCTTCAAACCAATCGCAGACGAAGCCCGTTCCGCACCAACAACAGCAGCACCCACGGACTCACCAATACGCGCACCAAAATCACCGAGCGCTCGCAAACCATTGCCAAGCATCGTACCAACGTCACCCTTCGTGTCCGCAACAGGCTGCGCCGCCTTCATGTCGCGAATCTCCTGCCGGAGCTTGTCGACCTCGGCGCTCGCCTTGTAAGTCTCAACACCGGACGAAACCGCAGGACCCACGACATTCTCAGGTTCATAACGCGCACCCATCGGAGTGCTAGAACCAGCAAAACCCTTCGTAGCCGACAAAATCGGATTAAGACCCGCGGCGCGAAGATCAGCAACCTCACGCTGGTGAGCAGTGCCGCTCATGCGCTCCTGAAAAGCCATTTGTTCATGCGCGGAGCTGCGCGCCTGGTCGTTACGCATAACGCCACCAAGCAAATTCCCACCGATACTCAACGCATCGGACAAACCAAGATCAAAAAAACCCATGACGCCTCCACAGACGAAACGGTACAAAAAAACGACGCGCAACAACGCAAACCCGCAACGCGCCGAAGCGCGTCGCGGACTCAACAACAAGAAGCGCGTCACCCATGCACAGCGACAACTCGACTTGATACATCAGAAATGATCGATCAAGCCGGGAACACCATAAACCGGCATCGGACGCGCACACTTCATCGAAAAGTACGAATCAAAAAGAAAATGCGGCTCATCTTGTACGGCGATGCAACGATCGACCGGCGGATTTTCCTCAATGAATGCGGCGTCGAGAACGGGGGCCGTAGCGAAATCCTGCGACAAATGCCATGAATCCAAAGACTGCGGGAACGAGCTGCGGAACTCGCCAGTGATCTGCGAAGGTTTGTATCTATATTCTGCAAATCTTTCCTGGTACCCAAAAACCTTCTCGTCATTGGCCGGCACGCCATCGCAAAAAATCTCTTTCTGCAGAACAGCCTGTTCACCAATGTGATTCAGCGCAGGAATCGCAAAATCAAACCGAGTTTTCCGACTCCACATCCGAGCCAAACCCTGCTGATAGGTGAGGTCGGCCCGAACCGACACATAGCCAATGACCACGCAATGCTCGGTGAAGGAATGCGTGAAACCGTGACGATTGAGAACCGCAGTCCCCATAGCTGCCAAGTTCCCTTGCGGGGTAGCGGTGTAACCGCCGGTACTCGCCGTACCGCTGGTCTGCGGAATTGGCGAGACATTAACAGACGAAGAACCGCCTCCCAAGAACTCCGGTCGCTGCAAACGAAAATCGGGAGAGGTGACCTTCCAATGCGCTTTAAGCAGCTCGACATAACGCGTACCTCCCCTCGCATCACGCTCATAGATTTTCTGAATCTGGAAAGCCTGCCGAAGTGAATTAATCGTCGCGGCAGTCGCCTGACTCAAATCGGCGTACACATTGGGTCGATCAGTTTGCCCCGCAACCGTCGAACCCTGAAGATAAAACCCGCCACCAGGAGCAGCTCGCGACGAGTGCGTCGCCTTCGCATACGTCGTCGCACCATCCATGCCGACGACAGCCTGGTCGGGAGAATCGGCCCAGGTCTGGCCAGCATTCACACCGATGCCCATCACGGGCGCAGAACCGCCAAGCGGAATCGTAACGCCCGGGCCCTTCTGGGGCCACGGCAGACAGGAAGTGAAATAGTCGTGCCGCTTGCCACGACGCATCAGACGATACGTGCCGTTCACATACAGGGCATCATCGCCGCCATCGGCCTTATTGACCGTCAGAGAGTCTTGCATGTTCTGATCGCGGAACCACTGGTTATAGATCTGCACATGGGCGCGATGCCAAAGCGCCGAGTGCTCAAAACCACCCACGCCAACAGGAAGACCGAAATAATCTTCCAGGCTGTTCGGCTCATAGCCGCCGGCCGGCGCCGTCATCATCGGAATGGTGAAATCCGTCGAATCGCCAGGGTTGTCCTGGGCGCCATTGAACTTCTCCCAGTTATCCCAAAGCAAACGAGCCGGACACGAAAAAAAATGCGTATCCATCCTCATATTGTCCATGATCGGGAAAATCGGCGTCGCAAGACGAGCAAAGCCGGTCATGTTCACGTTGAACGTATCACCAGGCAAAGCCTCGTCGACGAAAATCGGAATCAGAAAACCCGCATCAAAAGTGGTCTTGTAACCATGACTGCGGTCGAACGTAGAGCGCTCGACGTCAGCCTGGGGAACCTGACTGAATTGATGCTGCATTACTGACGGACGCGTGTGCATTAGAGCTTCTCCCTCACATTTGAGCCATTGCAAAGATTATCGAACGACTCCTGGCCCGAAATAGAACCGTTCGAATCGTTGTAGTCGCCCACAACGTAGAGAATAAAATCCTCCGGAAACTTCGAAATCATAGACTGCGGATCGCTGCAAGTCGCAGCAAAAGAACGAATAGCCATCTCACGATTCGGCGAGGCAAAAGGCACGTTGTACACGTTAGCCTTAACATCATAGATCGAACACAAAATGTGCATCATGAAACATTTCTCCTTCGTAGGTTGGTTTTAGCCCGGGTAACGGTTTCACGAACACGCAACCGTTCGGAACTCCGGTCGAATCCACGCTCTCGAGCGCGGCTAATTCTCCGCTCAACAACGCTTGTTGCAACATCCGGCGAATAGGACTGGAGCTTCTTGAGGTAATACCTGGGCACAGGATGCTCGCGTCCGCGTACCACCACAAAATCGTCGGGGAAAACTTCTTTGCCGAAGTCTTCATACCAACGGGCCGCAATCCCTGGTCGACGACTCATCCGGATGAACTCCGGAACACGATCGATAACTTCGCCAGTCTCCTGGTCTAACACGGCGTAATGATCGCGAGCAGCCTCTCCATTCACCTTCTTCATCACGTAACCCGCAACATAGTTTGCAGTTTCGTAGGTAAGTGCACCGATCATCGTGTGACCAAAACCCCACAACTTCTCCAGCTGTTCGCTGGTGTAGAGCTTGTCGGACGCACTCTTCTTGAACTCGACTTTGTCGGGGAAATCCCAGCCGTACACCAAGGCGTGATAATGCGGCCGCCAAGTGTCCTCGCCATATTCGCCACAGGCGAAATAACGAATTT